CAAGAACAACGTTTAGTGGACCAATAAGATCTTTAAGAGGATTCTTAGGATCAGGTCCAGACATGGCGACAGGGACACTTGGAGCAGGTACAACTGATGGCGGCTCGAATATAGCTGGCCTCGATTTGTATCAAGGTAAAGTAGTACAACTGGCAAACAACACAGTTGTATTTAATTTACCTGAAATCATTACTACAGGAACAAGTAATGTAGCAGGATCAGATGATCCAAACTCTCTTAACAGAGTTGGGTATGAAATCACATTTCTGTTAACAGCAAATCTATCAGGACAAACTTTTACTTTGAATGCAGGAACTGCAGCAGGTAGAAGTAATGCTGATGTATTCCAAGGAACTGCTCAGTATGTTGATACTGGGGATAATTCTATGGAAGGATTTAATGCGGCAGGAGCTGATACTTTAACTTTGGACGGTAGTACACGAGGTGGACTAGGAGGTTCAATGGTTTATTGTAGAGCGGCTGCTGATGGCATTTGGCTTATCAACTGCTCTTTAAATGGTAACGGCACAATGGTTACCCCTTGGAGTTAATAGTTAAATAAATTTTGTGAGCTCCTTCGGGAGCTTACAATTAAGGAGATAAATTATGACGATGCAATCGCCAAATATACAGGCTAGTTATATAAATACTGAAGGCACTACCGTGCAAGTAGGAAGAACAAGAGTTTATGGAGTTTATCTAGACAGTCATACAACTGCTGGAAATTTTTCTATCCATAATGAAAATTCCACTGGTACAGTAATGTTTAGATGTAAGACCCCTGCTATAGCCGAAGGGATTACGATAAATTTTCCGCAACCAATTTTATGTAAAGGTGGAGTTTACACAGCCTTCACTACGGAACACGTTGTAGCAGCGACAGTTTTTCATAGTGGTGGAAGTAGCAACTAGGAGGACTAGGTGGCTTTTTCTGGCACAACTACATTCGAGAAGACATTCTCGATAGATGAAATTATTACTGAGTCTTTTGAAAGATTAGGATTTTTTGATTATTCTGGAAATGATTTAAGATCAGCTAGAAGATCATTAAATATTTTATTTCAGGAGTGGGACAATAGAGGTGTACACTTTTGGGAAATAGCTGAACACGCATTTACATTAGCAACAGATCAAAATAATTATGTTATCTATCGTTCACCAACCGATGGAGACTCTAATGGAGTCACAACTACATTAACAGCTGGAATTAATGCAACGGCTTTAACTATACCAGTTGCTTCCGTGGCCCAGATGCCTTCTTCTGGAAAAATTAGAATTAATTCTGAAGTTATAAAATATTCTTCTATTTCAAGTTTAAATTTAATCGTTTCTTCAACTGCAAATAGAGGAATTGATAGTACAACAGCAGCGAGTCATTCTTCTGCAGACACAGTTACAAATATTGCAGATATGTGTTCAGATATTCTTGAGTCCAGTTATAGAACAACTTCAAATGTAGATACCCCTTTATCAAAAGTAAATAGATCACAGTATTCCGCTTTTTCAAATAAAACAGCAACAGGACAACCCTCTCAATATTGGGTTCAAAGATTTATAGATAAAGTTACAGTTACTTTATATTTAACTCCAGGTAGTTCTCAGAATGGTAACTTTATGTATTTCTATTATGTAAAAAGAATTCAAGATGCAGGAGCCTATACTAATGAAGCTGATATAGTTAATAGATTTGTCCCTGCAATGTGTGCAGGCTTAGCTTTTTATATGTCAATGAAAAAAGCTCCACAAAGAACACAAGAAATGAAATTAATTTATGAGGATGAACTAAACAGAGCACTTCAAGAGGATGGCTCTCCAGCGAGTGTTTATATTTCTCCTAAAACTTATTACCCGAGTATTTAATTATGGCAAAATTTTCAAAAGGAAAATATGCATTAGCGATTTCGGATAGAAGTGGATTAGCTTATCCATGGAGACAAATGGTTACAGAATGGAATGGAGCTTTTGTTCATTATTCAGAATTCGAACCTAAGCAACCACAACTTACACCAAAGCCGTTTGTTTCTGATCCCCAGGGTTTGGATCAAGCGCGACCAGCAAGAACTGAATTTGGTACTCAAGATATTTTACCAAAAAATCCATTTACAACGGCGGCCGCTTCTAAACAAGTAACAGTTTCAGAACCTTTTAGTGCTAGACAGGATGAGGATATTGTTAGATTCACTGCAGTTAAATCTCCAGTGGGTGGGGTAGGTGTTTCTAGATTAGAATTATCTACTACTTTAAGTGCAGATATTACGTCTGATCAAACTACAATCCCAGTTACTGATGCAAAACAATTTCCAAATTCTGGATGGATTGTAATTGAAAAAGTACAAACTTCTGGCCCTGCGGGAGATTCTTATTATAAAAATGAAGTTATTAGATACACTGGAAATACTTACAACGGAGCGACTTTTGACTTAACAGGATTAGTACGAGGAACAAATGCTCAATTTAGAGGAACGGTTCCTCACAATACTAAGGCAGTTGCTCATACTTCAGGAGCAAATGTTTATGGCGGTTATTCCATAACCATGGTACAAACAACTGATATACCACAACCGGGAATGCCAACTACTAGAACAGAAGAAAATAGTTATACTTTTGACTTACTTACAACGGCGGCAGCGAGTGCAATAGGAGGAGGATTTCAAGTCTTAGCAGGGCCTTTGAATTTCCAACAAGGATAATATGACATACGCAGAATTAGTAACAAAAATTAGAAATTATACAGAAGTAGATTCAAATGTTTTGACTTCTACTATTGTGGATGGATTTATTGAAGATGCTGAATGGAGACTTCTAAGAGATGTGGATTCTGACAGCAACAGAAGATATGCAACAGCGGCTTTAGTACTTAATACTAGGTTTATACAGGCTCCAGACAATGCTTTGGTTATTAGATCAGCTCAGATTGTAGACTCAGATGGCACGGCTTCGGCTGATAATAGAGATTTTTTACAATGGAGAGACACAAGTTTTATGTCGGAATTTAATCCAACCAATGCTACAGGGGTTCCCAAGTACTATAGCTGGTGGAATAAGAACGAGTTGGTTTTTGCTCCTACTCCCGATGCTACCTATACAATTCAGTTAAATTATGTCTTGAAAGACGCTGGATTATCTAGTACTAATACAACAACATATATCAGTTTGAATTTTCCCAATGGACTTTTATATGCATGCCTAGTGGAGGCTTATGGTTTTTTAAAGGGTCCACAAGATCTCTTGCAATTATACGAAGGAAAGTATAAACAAGTACTTGAAGGATTCTCAATTGAACAAATGGGAAGACGAAGACGCGATGAATATCAAAGTGGTGTTCCTCGTATAGGAAAATAAGTTAAGGAGATAAAAAACTATGGCAATAACACAAGCAATTTGTAATCCGTTTAAGAAGCAGTTACTCGAAGCTGATATGAATTTTAAATCATCTGGTGGTGACAAATTTTACATAGCTCTATATTCCTCTACAGCAACTCTAAACTCAGCAACGACTGCTTACACAGCTTCTAGTGAAGTACCCAACACAGGCACTTACGCTGCCGGTGGTGGTCTACTAGTTAATAGTGGAACTTCAATTACAGCTGGTGTAGCAAGAGTAGACTTTGGAGACAGATCATTTACTGGTGTGACTCTAACTGCTAGAGGTGCTTTAATCTATAACAACTCATCTGATACTACTAAAGCATCAGTTTGTGCGTTAGATTTTGGAGCAGATAAAACAGCTACTTCTGGTACGTTTACAATTCAGTTTCCAGCACCTACATCAACTGCCGCTATTTTAAGAATCTCGGGTTAGTCCTTAGGAGGTAACTTCCTATGGCAACCACTTGGGGTCAATTTACGTGGGGCAGCAATTCTTGGAACACAGAAGTTAATATTATAATTCCAACCGGAATAGCATTAACAGCTAACTTAGGTACCCCCGCATCTTTTTCTACAACAGGATGGGGAAGATACGCCTGGGGCGATCTATCTTGGGGCGTTCATTATTCTAACATTACAGAAATACCAACTGGCTTTTCTTTGCCAATGGTTCTTAGTGAAGAAACAATCACAACAGAAATTAACACCGGCTGGGGTAGGTCCAGTTGGGGAGCGATGGCCTGGGGTATTGCAGGTGATGTACAAGCAGGTTCATTCGCTTTACCAACAGCATTAAATAGCGTTACCGTAACTCATGAAGTTAACATTGGTTGGGGCTCCGACGGTTGGGGAGTAGAAGGTTGGGGTTCATCTATTCAGGTTGTACAACCATCTGGTATTGCATTAACTATGGCCGAAGGTGGAGCAGGTATTTCTACTTACGGAGATAGTTCTTTAACTCTTTCATCTGCAGGAACGGCGACAGCTGTTACTGGCGCTGCTATTGCTTACTCATTAGTTGTCACATCACCTACTGGTATTGCGATGACCATGAACCTAAGTTTTGATCCTGAGTATGTAAGCCCAACTGGTATTGCGATGACCACTTCTTTAGGAAGTGTAGACGTAGAAAATATTACTATAGCTGAAGTGTCAGCCACATCCGCTGTTACATGGGGTAATTCTAATTGGGGTTATGGTGTTTATGGTAACCAACAAGTTAATACTCTTGTTATGGCTATGCAGGAAAACTTTAGCGGAGTTGATCCTAGTCCTGATGCAATGTTGGTTGGTCAATCAATGGCTGCTAATTTAACACCGGGTAGTTCTTATGATATTACCGGTGATGCAAATGTAACTATTGAAACAGCTATGGGCTTTGGCAATGGTTACTGGGGTGAATCTAGATGGGGTAATGGTGTTTATTTTGCAGATCCTAACTTTACATTTAGTTTAGCTATGGGTCTTGGCTCCGTTGTAGGAACGCCAAATACAGTCCCTGATATCACTGGTTTTGCTTTAGTAATGCAAGAAGGTGATGAAGATACTAGTGGAAATGCTAAGGTAGATTTAACTGGAAATACCTTGACATTCGCGCTTGGTACGGCTACAAATGTATTGATTTGGAACGAAGTCCCAACCGGCACAGCACCGGTAGACCCGCCAGGATGGCAGGAAGTTGATACCAGCGCTGCTTAAATAAGTGTTTGACACTTATTGATAAATTAAATAATATATGATTATTGGAGCATAAAAATTATGGCGAATTCAACATCAGCTAGTTTAAAACTAACTGTCCAAGCGACTGGGGAAAACTCAGGAACATGGGGACAAATAACTAACACAAACTTATTAATCTTAGAACAAGCTATCGGTGGATATCAATCGATTGCAGTTACATCTGGTGCAACTTTAACGTTCACTAATGGTGCAGTTTCTAATGGTAAAAATCAAATTTTAAAATTAACAGGAACTATTGCAGGGGCGATTAACGTCGTTGTTCCAGATTCTGTTGAAAAAACTTACATTATTCAAAACTCTACAACTGGTGCACATGCTGTAACAGTTAAAACTACTTCAGGAACTGGAGTTGCCTGGGCAGCTACAGATAAAGGTATTAAAGAAGTATATTCTGATGGTACTAACATTGTAGATACAGCATTCACAAAATTATCAAGTGACTATACTCCGCAACTTTCAGCAGATTTAGATTGTAATGCACAAGATATTATAATTGATAGTGGAAATTCTATTCAAGATGATTCCAATAACGAATACCTTAAATTTGTTAAAACAGGAACAGCGGTTAATGAATTTACTATTACCAACAAAGCAGCAGGCGGCGAACCGTCACTTTCTGCAACTGGTGGTGATACAGATATTGACGTAGATTTAATTCCAAAAGGAGCTGGAACAGTTACATCCAATGGTACATCTATGAGTGTTTCTGGTAAAGAAACTATCTGGGTACCGGCAACTACTATGTATCCTACGACTACAGCGGGTGCGAATGCAATAGCTTTAACTGAGTTAACTGCAGGAACTCCAGAAATTAACACAATCGATTTTGACGCTTCTACAGAAGAAAATGCTCAATTTACAGTAGCCCTTCCAAAATCTTGGAATCTAGGTACTGTTACCTACCAGGTTTTCTGGACAGGTAATTCTACTAATACAGGTGACTGTATTTGGGGATTAAAAGGAGTAGCTATTGCTAATGGAGCAGATATTGATACAGCTTTCGGAACACCAATTACTGTGACGGATGCTCACACAGGTACAGCAGATTTTTTAGACGTCTCATCTGAAAGTACAGCAATGACAATCGCTGGCTCTCCAGCTGCAGGCGAACAATGCTTTTTCAATTTTTACAGAGATGCAGATGCAGGTGGAGACACGTTTTCGGCAGACGCCAGACTAGTAGGAATCAAACTACACTTCACTACAAATGCACCTAACGACGCATAATAAATAGAGGAGGAAACATGTTTGGATATCAAGTATTAGGATTCGGTTCTGGAGGCGGAGGACCGGCAGTAGCAACGGGCGGTAATATCACTACCGACGGAACTTATTACATTCACACTTTTTTAGCAGGCGGACAATTTGCATTTACAGGAGGTAGTGTAGCTACTATTCCAGTAGAATTTATGACTGTCTCTGGAGGAGGCGGTGGTGCTGACGGCGGCGGAGACGGCGGCGGCGGTGGCGCAGGAGGATATCAAGAAGGATCAAGTTCAGGATTAGGAGTAGGATCAAATTACGCAGTGACAGTTGGAACTGGTGGCTCAGGTCCGGGTGGCATAAATGGCGGACAATCAATTTGGGCTGCTCCAGGATCAGCACCTACAGGTGGCACAGTTACAGCTATCGGTGGTGGCGGAGGTTCAGGTGGCCCAGGAATGGGACCAGGACCACAAGGAAAAGCTGGAGGCTCTTCAGGCGGAGGCGCAAGAGGAGGCGGATCAGCAGCAGCACAAAATGCAAATTCCGGAGCCGGAATCGGTTATGGAAACACTGGAGCTGGCGGCAGCATGGCAAGAGCTGGCGGTGGCGGCGGAGCTGGCGGTGGCGCCGGAACTCCTGGCCCTGGTGGTATAGGAAGACAAAACGATATATTAGCCGGTGCACAAGTTTATTACGCTGGAGGCGGTGGTGGTGGAAACCAAACCGGTGGTGGCGGCGCTGGTGGACAAGGCGGTGGAATGCCAGGTTCTACAGGATTTGGTGGAGGAATTTCTCCTGCACCAGCCAATACAGGTGGAGGCGGCGCTGGATCAGCAGACTCTCCTAGTGGAAGTAATGGCGGTAGTGGACTAGTAATCGTTAGATTTGATTCGGAGGGATAATGGCAGTCACACCAATAGCAGCTTTAGATGGTAGTGATAACATTATAAACGTCATAGGATTAAATTCATCTGATGTAGACGATGGTGGCACTCCAAGTGACGCTAAATGTTCTGCACGTATATTAGAAATCTACGGACCTTCAACTGATACAAATTTATATATAATGTACAAAGACTCTAGAGTTAATGAACCTGGAGTTGGTGGAACTTATGATCGTGCAAACGATAAACTTATTAAACCAAAAGAACCACCTTTTGCGTGGCCTAGTTACACTTTAAATACTACTACATGGCAGTGGGACGCACCTACTCCTTATCCAACTGATGGTCAGGAATACGGTTGGGATGAAGATACTTTATCTTGGGTTCTTACCGACCCACAGTGGTAATTTGATCACATCCAATTGACTTTTTAATCCCCTATGTTATAAATCCTGAAAAGGATTTATGTTTCGTTCGAAAGTAACTAGAATTAATTACACCCTGAATATGGCTATTACGGAGCTCAACATGGCTCATGAAGAAGAACTGCTTAAAGTTTTAGAGAAAAAGATTATTGCAGGTATTGATAAACAGCCTGCCAAAAATAATAATTATTTAACTAATGTTCAAGGGAAGATGACAGCCTTTAACTTCTTTAATAGTGATCCTGATTTTAAACTATTCTTAGAGAGTATGTTTTTTAGATGGTCTCAAGACAGTTTGTTTTATGAGGACATGAATAAAAAAACTAGGATGTATAAATGTAACATAGTTAATTCGTGGGGAAGTATTCTAACCAAGAAAGACTTTGTAAGAAGACATGACCACTTAGGTACAGATTTTGCCAGTGTTTTATATTTTGGGGACTCTGTGATAAATATAGATTCTACTGATAAGAGCGCTAATTATAAGAGGCAATTAAGTGCCCAAAGAGGTATAGTTATTACCTTTCCTTCGTATGTTCAGCACTGGGTTGATCCCGTAAATATCCCTGGAAAAAGAGTTACACTAGCGTGGAACTGGTCCTTCGATAAACCATGGGGAGATAGCTATTAATGTATTTTCCACTTACCATTGTAGATAACTTTTTTGATGATTTTGATTATGTATTAAAGCTAGCTAAAAGTCTTCCTTATGACCAAAAAGAAAGACATTATGTTCATAATAATACATGGCATAAAAATTATACAATGCCTGGGTCAGTTACAAAACCCCTACATGAAATTCAACCAGATTATTTTAGATACTCTACAGAGAAAATTTTATCTCTATTCTATAACCGCTTTCAAATACATGATACACCTTATAAGTGTTTAACTAAATTTGAAAAGATCGTTCCCTTTGGAAATGAATATGATAAGCATGGCTTTGTCCATTCAGATGATGACAATATGTTAAGTTGTCTATTTTATATTCAAGGAGATCAAGATGAAGGAACAAGCTTTTTTAAATTTAAAAAATCACCCACTCCAGACACCTTTCACCATATGGATATAAAAGAAAAACTATATGGTGGAGAAAAAGTTGATCCTAAGTTGTATAATAAAATGTTAGCCGAACATAATTCTTCTTATGATTTAATTTTAGAAGTACCTTTTATTCCAAACAGAGCTATTGTATTTGACTCATCTCACTTTCATGCGTCCAATGGATATGGTTCAATAAAGAAAAATAGAATAATACAAACTTTTTTCTTTTCCGAAATTAAAGCGGGTTCATTTCCTATCCCTGAAAAAAATAGGGTCAGTAACTTAGGGAGTTGGAAGGCATCATACTAATGAGAACAGACGATGATACAGATATAATAACTATTGTAGGAACTGAAATAGATGGGTTAATGACTGCTTTATTATTGAAGCACAATTTTCCTACTAAGCTGATTAAAGTGATACATGGGTTTGAGGATTGGGAATGTCGTACTCCATCTCAAAGTTCCGGTTACATGTTTAAAGAACAATTTTTAAATAGACTTAATCTCAATGAGCATGACTTCATGGTCAAGACAGATGCTACTTATACTATTGGCTCATATTACAGTGGGTTCGGTAAAATAGATTTTCCAAATCACTTAGGTTCTTATCCTTTATTCTATTCCCATAATGAATACCATTGTTTCCAGGGATATATCTTAGGTTGGAAACAACTTAAAAATAAATGGTTAGCTCCTAATCATTTTTATGATGGAGATATTCCATTGATACAAGATAATTTCCCCATGTCTTATACATTTGATACAGCTAAGTTTAGAGACTATCTGTTGGAACTTTGTGAACTGAATGGAGTATACATTGATACAGCTATATACACACGGGTAGAATTAGATAATCATCAGCAAATTAAAAAACTACATGGCACAGATGGAAATTATTATACGTCTGACTGGTGGATTGATAATACTGGTCCACGTAGGCTTCTATCTTCTTTTATAGATTTTAAATGGAAGAGTTGGGAAGCACATACTCCAGCTTCAAGTCATATTTATTTTGAAACACCTGAAATGGAAGAGTACAATTTATTTACTTTTTATAAGGCGTTAGATATTGGTTACCTGTGGCGTGCTCCTTTGTATGGTAGAACGGCAAACGGTATTACTCATAATTATGAATTACAATCTAAGAATGGACCTGATATCCATAAGGTATTAGAGAAAATATATAAACATCCAATTGAATACAAAGTTAAGTCCAATAAATATCCTGTAGGTTGTTTTGATAAGATGTGGAATGGTAATATAATACTGATAGGTCAAAGTAGTTCTTTGCTAGAACCCCTAGAAGGTTTAAATGTAATGCTTAGTTTATTACAAACTAATTGTCTTATTAATGCATTGCCCAGCAAAGATAAGAAATCTGTTAATGAAGACTACAATGATTTAATGGACAATATTTTATCTTATGTTCAAATGCATTACCTTACTCAAAGAAAAGAACCTTTTTGGAAAAAAGAAATAAAACAAACAGATTTTTTAAAAGAAATGCTACCTCGTTGGCAAGTTAGATTACCTAGAGACAGGGATTTTACTCATCGGTTAAAGATGTTTGGACCTCTTTCTTTCATTAATTTAATTGCAGGGCTAGACTTATATACCAAAGCACGCTATGAAGAGGAGGCAAGATTATACTCCTACGGTCAAAGGGTTTGGATAAGTAAGGAATTAAAGAAGACGAAAGACTGGGAGGAGAGCTGTTTAAGAATGTCTCATAAAGAAATGCTTAAATTAATTCATACCAAAAACCTAAAGAACACTGAAAGGACCATATATTAATGAGAGATCCTAAAGATAATGGAGTTTATCCATTATTTCCAACCCCTGTTCTACAGGCAAATAAAATTTATATACCTACTAAAAAAGAACTAAAGTTTATACATGAGTTAAAGAGACGTCCTAATACAGGTAATAATTATAGTTCTATCAATGGCTATGCCTTAGAGTCTAAAGAATTGGTTAAGATGAAACAAGCTATGCAGGGGATGTTGAATAGCTATACTCATGAATTATTAAAGATAAAAGACCACACTCAATTTGTAATTACTCAAAGCTGGTTTAATTATAACCCACCAGGTAGTTTTCATCATCGACACTGGCACGCCAACAGTTTATTTTCGGGGACATATTATCTTACAGATAACAACCCTAAGATATTTTTTGATAAACCCCAGGCTATTACAGGCGGCATTGAATACGAATTTAAAGAAATAGATATGATGAACTGTAGTGACTTTAGCATAGAGCCTTTTCAGTATTCTGCTTTATTCTTTCCTTCTCATTTACCTCATTCTGTAGAACCTAATAAGTCTAAACAGGAACGAGTATCCCTATCCTTCAATACTTTTATGAGAGGCTCTCTCGGAACGGATTTTAGAAAGACTCATTTAGTAATATGAAACATAAGGCCATACAAACCTATATGTTTTTATCCGCAATAAAGGATCATAAAAAACATAATAAAAAAATACTTAAGTATATGGAAGAGATGAACGCCCCTGTCCGTCAAAATTCTGAGGAACTAATTAGTGCATCAGATTGGAAAGTATCTAAAAACACTAAAAGAAAATATTTAGATTATTTTTATAAATTAATTCCCCCTCATATGGATGCCATATGTAAAAAATTAAAACTAACTGAATGGAATACAACCAATGGTTGGTTTCAAAAATATGGACCAGGAGATTATCATAGCTGGCACGTACACCCAGAGAGTAATTGGGCTAATGTTTATTACATACAAGACGGAGGACCACAAACAGAAACTCAATTATACGATCCCATTCTTAATCAGACCTATGCTATTCCAATGGAAGAGGGACAAGTATTAACCTTCCCTGCAAATATTATTCATCAGTCTCCTCTTAACAGAGGGGTTAAAACTAAAATCGTTATTTCTTTTAACTCTAACTTTTGGAACTATGAAGTATAAAAAAGTATCTCCCCCTAATTCTGGTTGGTTAGAAATACAACTCGAGGACAATGTCATCAAAGGTTTAAATGGTTATATCGCTACAGCTCAGGAAAAGAGATATAATAAAGAGTTAGCTGGTAACATCACTCGTTCCCATTTAATGCCGGATAAAGATGACTGGTTTTTTAACTCTACTATAGGTCCAGCTATTGTAGAATATGAAAAAGCATTCTCTCCTCATACTGTTGTCCCTGCTATTTTAACTAAGAATCATAACTACATTTTAGAAAAATTATGGTGTAATTTTCAAAAACGATATGAGTTTAATCCAGTGCATGATCATAAAGGGGTTTTTTCCTTCGTGGTATTTATGAAGATACCTACAGACTTTAGAAAAGAGCACGAGCTTCCTTTTATAAAGGATTCTAATAATCGTTTAGCCTCGTCTTTTTCTTTTTATTATATGGATACTTTGGGACGTCTTAACCCTCATTATTATCATTTAGATAAGGAGGCAGAAGGAAGAATGTTATTCTTTCCTGCAGCTTTAAAACATACGGTATATCCTTTTTATACTTCTACTAAAGATAGAATTACTGTAGCTGGGAATATATCTTTAGATTCGGATCAGCCCCTTGATACCTAGACTAGAAGACTTTATATATAAAGAGAAACTAATACCGGAAGGTTTATGTGTAAGAATCATGAATGCATTTCCTGATTTTAAGTGGACTACCCACACCTGGTATAATACTGTCAGTGGAAATACTGGATCGCATGATTCCAAAGAATTAGAAGTGGTTCCTGCAGACAAAGAATTCCACGATCAGTTATCTCCTTTTGTTATTCAGGCTTTGGATGAATATCAAGATAAGCTTAAACAAAAAATTATTCATAAAATAAATCCAATAAGATTTAATAGATATCCTACTGGCAGTATGATGAGGAGACACTTCGATCATATCCATGATATCTTTGATGGGGTAGACAGGGGCATTCCTATTTTATCTATAGTGGGCGCCTTAAATAATAACTATGAAGGAGGAGAATTCTGTCTCGGCCCGCATACTTTCAAGATGGAGCAAGGAGATATTTTATTATTTCCTTCTTCTTTTGTGTATCCTCATCATGTTAATGAGATAAAAAAGGGCACACGTTGTACTTTTGTCTCGTGGGCGTACTGATGAATCTTATAGATAACTTCCTTCCAGAGGATGAGCTTTTAGAACTTCAACAGGTTATGATGAGTAATACTTTCCCCTGGTATTATAATTCATTTAAGGTTAATAATGATGCCTTTGAGCAGTCTCAATTAGGCTACTCTCAATTTACTCATATCTTCTATAAGGATGGGAAAGAGATGAGTTATTTAATTAAACTCTTACAACCCATCTTTGATAAATTAAATGTAAAAACATTAGTTAAGGTTAAGGCCAATTGCAATCCATATACTCCAGAGA